TACAATCTTGCTGTTTTTTAGTACTGCCGCCATAGCTGTAGTGTTGTTAGCTATTGCGGTCAATGCGGTGCTTGAATTTGCTACGGATGCTGTCGCTGTGCTAGAGTTAAGCACTGCTGTCATTGCTGTGGTACTGTTCGCTATAGCCGTCATCGCTGTGCTTGAATTAGCTATGGCAGCTGTCGCTGTGTTTGAGTTAAGAACTGCTGTCATTGCTGTTGTGTCATTAGCTATTGCCGTCATTGTAGATGATCTTCTAATCTGCTCTTTTTGTCCAAGCTCATGTATTAGCGTCAACACTTCGTCAGCATTTTGAGTTTTAAGCAAATAATCAAGTGCCTCACCATTTACCTTACTATCATTCATTGATATATTTGAAGCCTCATAAACTTTATATAATTTGCTTTTGTCCTGATATACAAATGATGATTCTCCATACATTTTATAATCTGCCAAATACATAAGTACATCTAACGGTATCTCCATAAAGTCACTATTAACCTTTGATACTTCTGTCCAGCTCATTATCCTACCTCCGTTGTTCTTATAGCTTTACCTTCAAATACAGTCTTTAGGCTCTTTGATGTTCCGTTCTTGTAAGCGTGTTTTTCAATTATTGACTTATCAGCCTTATCAAATGTTGTAGTAATTACCTCAAGGCTGTTCTCGGTCACAATGGAGCCGTCAACATTGAATGTAGTTGTGCTGGCTCCGTTGCTGTCGGATATCTCCTTAATAGCCTTTGCAACCTCTTTTTTTACCTCTGCCATCTGCTTGGCAACATCTTCTTTCTGCTTATTCAACAACTGCTCTGCCTGTGTTTTAATCTCTTCCTTAATCTGTTCAGAGTTTACCGCTAACTCAGGCAGCTTATTATTGAACTCTGTCAGCTTACGATCAATTATCTCCGAGTTTTCGTTGAAGTCCTCGATATTGAAAAAGTCGTCACCTTCAGGAAGCTTCAACTGTAAATTTGTGCTTCTCCTCATTATTCAAATATCCTTTCTCTTAATTCACTGCATTTATACCTCTTTACATCCTCGTATTTTAGATGGCCAAACTTAAAATACTGGTTGAAAAGAACGCTTACCACATAAGTCATATTAAGTGGCAAAGCATCCTCTAAAAAGCTCTCGACCGTCTTTTGCATCCTCCTCGACTTAAGTCCTATTTTTACATCTACAGATAGCCTATCCTCTGAAAAGGACACTCTACAGCCTTCTTCACAGAGGTTGCTTATTCTTCTTTTGACAATCCTGCGAGAATACGGAGCCTTTTCAAGGCTTTTTGCGTGTACCCTTAACCGCCTTTCTTCGAGGGTATCATCATCAAGGGGAATGATGTTAAATATCTTTTCCCACCTTTTTATCCCTGATTCCCTCATTTGATCAAAGCTTGTATTATCATCGGAGGCATTTAAAGCCTCGTCAAGTTCCATTGACTGCTTATCATTTCGCTTGTACAATGCTGATATCTCAGGAATTTCAAGAATTATCTCCGGAGCATTAAACATTTATAACCACCTCGCCTTTTACTGGTATCTTTTCATAAGTCAAAGTTGTGTTGCCTGCCACACCGTTTAGAGTTGTGTTTTCAATATCAAGAATACCCGGAATATTAAGGATATTAGCCTCAATCCTTGAAAGCCTTACCGTCATATCGTTGAACTCGTTAGCCTCCCAGCCTTTTCTTAATTCACTCAAATACTTCTCAATGGCTTCCTCAATATGGCTTCTTGAGGTTTCGGCAGAATAGCCACCCTCAAATACAATCTTGGTTGATATGTTGATTTTTTCGCTTTCAGCACCTTTTATCTGTACAGAATGGCAGCACGGAGCCATCCCATCGCCTTCGCCATGCGTAGCCTCAGGATCTATATACTCTTGAATGTCTTTTATGACCTCAGCAGACGGAGTGTTGTAGGTACTTGATATTACTACAATATCTACCCAAGGACTGCCCTCCGCTCTTCTCTTAGGCTTACAACCTCCAACTTCCTTGCGTTCGTTTAGCAGCTTTCGGTAATCTGCTTTATTCCCGCCAAAATGAATATTCTTAAAGGTGTCAAGGAGCCTCTTTCTAAATACTTCTTCCTCTTCATCATCTGCGCCTTGAATTATAACCTCAGTAATCTCTCCACCCTTGTAATCATCAATATAGTTAGCAGGGATAAGCTCACCCTTATTAGTGTTCGCCTCAGCTCCCTCAGTATCACAGATGAGCTTGTAAGTATGCTCTTCAATCTTTTCAGATACAGTATAGGTGTAATTGCCGCAGATAAACTGTTCGCCTATCTCAATATCCTGCTTAAATACACCCTTTACCACCGCAGGATAAGCATATAAATACTCAATCTTACCCTTTGCGTTCCTTATCAGATGAGGCAGGTCCTGAGTATCCGGATACATATTTCGCTCCAACTCGTCCATGTCGCCATAGACATCTTCCAGCTTTTCAGCGACTTTGGCACAAGCATTGAAAGCAAGTGAGCCTTCATCTGTTCGCACATCTGCGCCGAAATCTGCCATCATTTCAGCCATAATATTGTTGTAGGTCTTATCCTCATACATCTATATCACCTCTTCCGTATATAGTCTCCAGCCCAAAGGATGTCTTGAGCTTTTCGCCGTTAGTATCACATTTCAAATCCTCAATCCCCTTTATAGCCTCATTTATCAACAAAGCTTCGTTTAATATCCTTTTTACTTCACTTTCTATATAGTCTTTTGAATGGTTCTTCCCTATAAGGTTCTGCAGCTCACTTCCATAGTCCCAACTATATTGACTATAAAAGTACCTTTCAGTCGCTAAGGTAAGCCTTGCCCATTGGACTACTGCTGCCAATCCTGTAATTATTCGCCCGGTCAATCTCCCGGTGTTAAAATCTATCTCATAATCTGTATTAAGGTTGCTTTCGCCCTCAATAACTTCTTCCTCATCCTCTATGTCTATGTCAAAAGGGAACACTACAAACTCACCACCCTTTCTATTACTACATATTTTTCTTCACCAACTTTGTAAAGTAGTACTTTGTCGCCCTTCTTAAGTGGCTCAATATACTTACATTTATCATTTGTGCCTGTCTTGCTTACTCCTTTATCGTCTGCCTTTATATCAAGCTCACTTACCACTCGCTTAGTTAAGTGCTCAGCAAATAGCAAATCCTCTTTATCAAGACTCAAACTACCTATCGCACATTCGTTCTTTGATGTCATTTCTCCGATAAAAAGAGAGGGTGGATTGTTCCTTGCCCCCTCTTTTCTTATGGTCATTATTAGCTTTTCATATCCATTCATAGACGCTCCTTAATCAGTCTTGCAGCATATCTTGCAGGCTCTATATTTTGACTTGCCTTTATTCTTGCCTTTCTTAAGTGTTTCTTTCAATAATTCCGATAATATAGTCTTTTTAGGAGTATTCCCCTCGAGCACATGGCAAGATGAATTTGAATGATACACATTTCCAGACTTGAGGTAAAACACTGTTGATGTAGGAGTAACCTTTTGTTTGGCTGTTCTTCTGCCCTTTTTCTTTTTGGACTTCTTTCCTTTCTTTTTTTCTGCGTCTTCAGAATCTTCTTCGTCAATTAACTTCCAAGCAAGGTCTAAATCCATCATGTGGGTTCCATTTTCAAATCGATGACTGTCATTGGTAATATAGAACTTCCCTTTTAATCCGGTAGCACCATCTTTTATCACTATGCTTTTACCTGATATCGCACCAATATAGCCTATGGCTGAGACTGAGGCCTCTCGTGTCACACCTACAAGCATCTTGCCTGCCTCTGTGTTAGCACTTATTCCATCTTCCTTCTGATAAGTGGATTGATAAATGCCGAACTTATCTATATTATCTTTATGCCTTACCTCTCCTATCTGCTTCATACTATCGTTGTAGATTTTAACAAGGTTAACCATATTATCGGTTGTATCCGAATAGGTCACCCCTGTTATATCCTGCGACTGGTCAAGTGTTATTCCGCTTTTTAGACCTTTTTCGGACACAACCAACTTATCAGCATTCATGGATAGCAGATATCTTTTGCCGGTTTTAAGAAAAGCCTTTCTGTATGCTTTGGCTATGATGTCATAAAGGCTCATATCTTCACATATCATCTTGGGTATTACTACCCCTGTAGTAGCAACCTTGTCTATCTTAATACCTACGCTGCCACAGATTTGTTTAGTAATCTGCTCAGGAGTCTTATTCTTAAATTTATACATGCCCATAGATCTAAGCAGATAATGTAAGAAGTCTCTTGCGGTGTAGCTTTCTGTACCTATCTCTGCCGACTTTTCCCTTGCTGTTATAACTCCTAAGAAAAGCCTTGTCTTACTATCATACAGGCTTACGATATCACCAAGTTTGATATTTACATTCTTAAAGCCTTTATCGTAACGGTTGGCCGGCAATGAAAAGGTAATCTGCCTTGAACTTTGATTGTGCGAGCCTGACCATTCTACGCTTGTATAATCAAGCCACTTCTTATTCCATAAAAGCTTAATAGCCATTATCTAATCACCACCTCATATCCAATAAGAGCCACCACTTCTTTTACTTTTGCCTTCTTCCTCATAGCCTTTTTGATAACTGCCTTGTTGTTATTTCTAACCTTTTTCCATCCATCAGATGTGCCGGTGCACTTCTTTACAACCTTGCTCCAGGTGTCGCCTTTCTTCCAAGAGTAATTTGCTTCTCTTGTCTTGGTGGTTATCCTCTTTTTAGCTGCCGTTTCTCTGTACTCCTTAAAGGCTAACAAGAATTTAACATCGCCATTTCTCTCTGCCTCACCATACTTAAATGCTTCAATGGTGCAGAACATATTTATATCCGACTGTGTAATGATTAAATGAACTGTAGTATTTTTTTCATACAGTTTCTTTAACTTCTTGCAGTAGTATTCATAAGGTGGATGATATTCTCCATTTATGAAATCATAATCCGTGGCAGGGAAAAAGGACTCCAGTGTAATTGCATAGAGCCCTCTCTTGCCTTTAAGGTTAACTTCACCCTTGTTATGAATGTATACAGAAGTGTTATTCTGTACGCCTTCAATCTCAAAGCTAGCAGGATTCACTGGGAGAAGTATAGAGTTTTTTTCATTATTCCAATTAATAAATATATCCAATCTCTTCCCCTCCCATATTGTCGCTTGTCTCAAATATCTTCTTAGCTAATGCTTCAGCTATCTTATCAATGTCGCTTTCACTTTTTACAACTATAGAATCTGCAAGCTTTGCGATATAGACCGACTTACCACTGTTTCTCTTGGCACCATCTGCGTAGGCTTTCCGCACGGTCTCATCGTGCGGATATACTCTAGCTCCTGAAGGAAGGTCTACAAT